ATAGGGTCTTGTGTCTCCCACGTCTGCGTGCAGCAGAACCTTACCCATTTGGTAGTCGCCCCCGGCCACATCGGAAGTGAAGCGTAGGCGAATCTCGCGGCGTTGCTCACGCATGTCAATCTTGCCCGTGTCGGGTCCAAAAATGTAAGGGTCGGACTCCTTGTCTTCGCCCTGAGCAAACGGGCGGCCAGTCACAACCACGCTCATCTCGCCCTCTTGCACAAAATCAGGCTCGATACGCTCCACGCGAATCCAACGGTTGAGGCCTTCGGGCTGAGGCTGAGAAGGACCACCACCAAGCCAGCTCAGGTCATTGGTCTCAAATGAGCTGAGAATTGATCGCACGTTCTGGCCATTGATGTCGTCCGTTCCAATCTCATGCTGGTAGATTTCGATCAAGTTTTCCGGGATCGAAAACGTCAAGGAGGCCGCGCCAGTTCCCGTGGCGGCCGCCGACATTTGGATTGCTTGAGCATAAATTGCCGACACAGGAATTGAGAACCCCGCTCCCGTGCCACCCAAACTGGCCGCCGTGGCGCTTAGGACGTTGCCAACCAAATAGGCAGCTCCACGGGCCGTGATGGTCACGGTGGTCACTATGCCCCCGGCAACGCCTATGGTTGCCTTAGCGCCCAATCCAGAGCCTCCTGTGAGGGTTACGTTGGTGTAGGAGCCGTTGACGTAGCCTGCGCCTCCTGTAATCGCTCCCAGCGTCTTGATGTTGCTGGAGGTGATGGCCACCACAGTCGTGCTTGTTGGGATGTTGGAGCCAGAGATGACTTGATTCAAAGCCACCTGAGTGTTGTAGGTGTCGCTGTACAGGAAAACGCTGCCAGACACCTCGTTGAAAGTAGCCGTGAACACGGTCTCAGCAGTGCTGGCGTGCCAGTCTGCGGCCACGGGAAAAGCAAACACCTGCGAGAAGTACCCGGCAGAGCGCTGCGCACCACGGGCCTCGCCAGCGTCGTACCAAGTGTTCTCACGCACGTTGTAGATGATCGCGTCAGTGCATTCGGTGGCATCGCCTCGGGGATAGAACCACCAGATCTCGCCGTAGCGAGGAACCTTTGTTGCCCAAACCTTTTGACGCTGGTCATAGTTCAAGTTGTCAAAAAAGTAGTTCTGGTTCATGGTGTTGGGGATCTCTTTGACCACACCGTTGTACAGCAGGAATCGATCAACACCGCACCAGTAATAGACACCGTCGTACTCAATGGCCGACTGCGAAGACAAAATTGATGACTGGCTGCTGATGATGTCATAGCGCCAGTATTGGGCAGGCGTTCCCGTGCCGCCGATGAACGACACGCGGACAAGGCTGTCAAGGCTCCAAAACAGCCCAGAGGGCGCGTTTGAGCCGCCCCTGACGGGTAGCCCTTGCACGATCTTTCCAGAGGCCACATTGACCGCGTTGGCGTCCGCAGAAACCCAGTCGTTGGTGTTGCCAGCCGAGCAGTTCTGGATCAGGCCATTGTTGCCGTACACAAACAGGTAAGGGTGCAGCGACACAACCCCGCCAGACACCGAGATGTTGTTGTTGAAGGTCAGCGTCACAGTGCCAGAGGCCGTGGCGGCGTTGGAGAGCACCAGCGTGGTCGTGACGATGGACACCACCGTGGTGTTGGCGGGTATGCCCGTGCCAGTCACCGTTTGGCCAGCGCCAATCAATGTGTTTGACGCCGCCAAAGTCACCGTGGCGCTTAAATTTGTTGTCGTGCCAGAGGCAGTAAACACACCAATTTGACTCATGGTCAAGGCGGTGATGTCGCCAATCAACACAGGGGTGTTGTTGTTGTTTCCGATGGAGGCAAGGTTTTGCCCCGGGTGAGCAATTAAGGATTGCAAACCCGTTCCCGCTACGTCGTAGAAGCCGTCCATCTGCCACAGGTTCAAATTAGACTGCGTGAAGTTAGACAGGGTAAAGTTACCCACCCCAGCGCCCACGCCATTGTTGTCAATGGTCAGGACCTGAAGGCCGTTGTTGTAGCCGCTGAAGATGGACGTGAAGGCGTTCTGAGCGTTGACCCAGATCCCGCGTGAGGGGCCTGTAAGTTGGTCAGAAATGACCCGATAGCCCAAGATTTTGCGAGGACGGCCACGTTGGAAGCGGACCCACTCGCCGTCGTTGTAGAACTGCTTGTCAAATATTGTGCCGTCGCGCTGGATACCCGGCTGCGTGTCGAGGGAGAAAACCTTGGCAGCCATTAGAAGGTCCCGCCCTGAACACCCCCAGTAAAGTTCCCCGTGCCCGGGATGTTTAGCCCTGTCGCGGTCAGCCCAAACAGCTTGACGCCCAAGATTGCAATACCAAACTCGCCCGAGCCGGGGCGGTAAATGCCTGTTGACGTCTCGGTCGCAAAGTTAAGCGATGGAGCGCCCACCGTGCCATCCACCAAAGACACGTTCACCGCACCAGCGGCAATCGTTGAGGCGTTCAGCAAGTTGACCGAGTCGCACAGCAAGATCACCTGCTGGCTTGCTGGGACGGTAGCCGTGGCTCCTCCTCCGCTTGTCGTAAAGGTAATCTGGTAGCCGGGTCCGCCGCCGTTGGTCTGATTGGTGATGTAGTACACCTGAATTGTTTGTGGCAGCACTATGGTGACGTTGCCAGTCAGGGTCCCGGTGTACTTCTGAATTGTGTTGGCCGCCTCTGAGGCGGTCAGGGTGTAGCTGCCAGTCACCACAGCCTTGGTGAGCTGGGTAAAGTTGAACTCAGTGCTGCGGCCTAAACCGACGGTGAAGAAGGCAGAGCCAGAGCAGCAGATCACGCAAGAGTCAGCAGGCTGCAAGGAGATGGTTGATGCGCCGTTGATCAGAATGCCGCCAGCAGGAGCAATGGTCAAAGTACCAGTGCCGCCGTTGCGGACCATCATGTACCAGTCATTGCCCAACGTTACAGCAGAGGTGAGCGTCAGTGTTCCAGAGCCGCCAGACCAGACGTAGGTTGATGCTCGGTCAGTGGTCAGCGCGGTGTAGCTGGACGCAAAGGTGTTGACCTCGTTTGCTGAATTTAGCGTGTTGGAAATGGCCTTGAGGCCAAAACCAGCAAGGGTGGCGGCATCCACATTGGATGTGCCCACTCCAAAGGCTATGAGTCCCCATGTGCCCGCCGTGGTGGCGTTGGTGGTGAGGTAGATGTACTTGGCTTCGCCCGGGGCAATCGTGACAATCGTGCCGCCAGTGTAAGTTCTGACGGTAAAGGTGTAGGAGCCTACGTTGCGGAACAGCGCATCAATGCCAACAGAGGCCTGATTGGCGGGCGGCATGTCCAAGGTGAATGAGTCAAGCGTGAACGTCAGGCCAGTCGTTGTACCAGCCGTGGTGGCCACCGCAGCGCCTCCCAAGGTGGCCGACAGTGTGAAGGTTGTTGTGCCGTTGGTAACAATGATGTAGTAGGTGTTGCCAGTGGTGATGCCGCCTGAAGTGCCCGTGGAAACTCCAGTGACAACAACTGCTTGGCCAACAAACAAGCTCGGGGTGGCGGTGCAGGAGCATTGGCCTGCCGTGCCTGTAACGGTGACGCCAGAAAGCACCAAGCCGCTTGACAGCGACGTGACGTCCATGACCCGTGCGGCGGCGTTGTCGGTATCGCTGCCGTTGATTGGCCAAGAAAGGGTCGTGTCGGCTGAGAGCGTTATATCGCGATAAGAGACGTCGGTCGGTTGAATGACCTGACCTGTAAATGGACTGGTAAAGCTCATGAATCCCTCACAATCGCCTGACGATCAGCGGCACGAGTGACGTTCTCCGTCTTCAGGACTTCAATGATTCTGTCGTAGTTGCTTTGCCACATAGGCATGCGCTCGTCGTTCTTGAGGAACGGCATGGCTTGCAGCAAAGTGCCATACAGCAGCGCTTGTGGCGCGTACTGGGTGAACCAGTTGGACTGGTTCGATGAGTCCAAGGGCTGCACTCGCTCGTAGTACAGCACCTCGTAGTTATAGCCCAGCGTGGGCGTTGGGCCTATCAGCCAATGCTCATAGTCGTAGTCGCAAAAGAACAGCGGCACGTCCGTTGACGTTGGGTTTGGCCAATACTCTCGAATGTACTCATAGGTGCGCAGCAGCACAGGCTGGCGCTTGCCTGACACGGTCACGTTCATAGACACCGTCTTGCGCCAGCGTGCGGGTTTTGGAATGACATTGGCAGATGCCACCATGGTGCTTGTGACCACAGTCAGGTTGCCAAGAAATTTGATCTCAGCCGCAATGATTTGCTCCGCCAGCATAATGAACTGCGGAATCTTGTCCAATGTCTGCTGGTCGGTACGCTCCAGATAGGTCTGGATGTCGTCGACCAGCGAGTCATACGTCATTACGGCTGCGACTGTCATTTTGTTCTCCGTTATCCGACGTTGCGCTCAAAGTGCGGGCAATCGACCAGAGATTTAAAATTGCCACCCCAGCGGTTTTTAGGGTGCAAAGACTCCCAATATGCGCCAAGCGGAGCGATCTGCTCCTTGTCCCAGATTATCTTCCCGTCCTTGAAAAAATTCAAGTCGATAGCGCAGCGCTTTAAATGAATGCTGTTCAGGGTCTTGGAGCGGCCCGTCTTGACGTAAATGGCCTGCTGCTCAGGGGTACGGGCCAACTCGCCTCCAGTGACCATCCAGCCCTGTTCTGTGGCGTATTGGACCAGTTTGCAGGCGTCCAGCAGGAACGCGGCTTGTTCTTGGCTAAGGCTCATTTTTTGCTCCTCATGTCCGCCAGTTTCTCTACTGTCCTACCACCAAAATACGCGAGGAAGATTATTTGGCCCCACTGGCCCAGCAAATTTACATAGCTTTCTTGTGCGTTAAACCCGAAGGCTGACATCATGGTGAACAAAAAGAACGCCACAAAAATGGCAATTAGGGCCATTGGACGGATGTTCTTGGACAGCCAAGAGTCGGAAGACATATCAGCCTTCCAGCGATCAGTGACGTTGTTGTCTTGGCTGGCTTGAGCCGCCAACAGGGCTTTGAGTTCCTCTTGCTCCAACCGAGCCTTTTCGATGCCTAGCTCAAGCAGGCGCTCTTCGTGATCGTACTGAAGCTGGCGCAGCTTGCTGACCTCTTCGGGACTTGGGTTGTCAGAGATCTTGACTCCAAGGGCGTTCTCGACAACCTCTTTGCCCTTTGCTTGGATTGCAGATGACAAAAGACCCAAGCCGTTTTGAGCAAGGGTCCCGAGTAGTGATGCAACGATTGGAATCATGTCAGTCCTTTCCAGTCAAAGTTTTGATTGCCTTGTTCACTGGAACCTTTTCTTCCAAAATGGCAATGTGCATTCGGTTTTCAGCAATCTGGTCGCGGTTGCGTTGAATCTCTTTTTCAAGGTCTTGGCGCAGTTTTTCACGGGCCAGTTCGGCTCCGGTGTTTGACGCCTGCTTGTTGTCCGATGTGACAACGAGCGAAATTTTGCTGTTGAGGATGGTGACCTCGTGCGCCAAATTGGACAAGGCACTCATGAGGTAAACAACGCAAGAAAAAAGCAGAGGCAAAAGAGCAAAAGTGATCTTCTCAATGAGTTGACCCTTGGCCTCCATGTTCTGAATTTTCTCCTCGCTCATTTAAATTCCCAGTAATTTTTTGACAAAGTCTGCGGCTACCCCGGGGCCAAGCAGCACGGCAAGAATGACTACATACAAGAGGTATTCAATCCTGTTCATGCGCTTGGAACCATCATCAAATCGGGCTTGTATGCCCTCATATCGTTGAGCGCAAATTGCCTCGTGAACACTTAAACGCTTGTCGGTTTCAGTGGCAAGCTCTTCAATTTGTTCCATGAGGCAATTCCCGCTTTACTCTACTACTGTCACGTCAGCAGGGGCTGCGGGTGCAGCTTGGGCTTGCGCCTCTTGCTGGATGCCATTGATCAATTGCTGCACCTGAATAAAAGGCTGATTGCCCAAATATTGCAGGATTGCGTTGACCAGCTCAGTTGAAAGTGCAATTTTTTGCATGAAATACTCTCCGTGTAATTGCCGCTGTTAGGGCCAGCGGTTTGCCCGTTTGAGATTATGCCGCAGCAGCCTGCAAAGGACCAAGATCTTCAGTTGTCCAAAAGTCTTTGGCCAGCATGATCTTGAGGTGCTCTTTGTTGCGCGACACAGTGTCGGCCCAGTCAGCATCTTCCATGCGCTCAGGCTTGCCGCCGTTGATCAGGTTCACTGAGTCCATTGCGGCGCTGTAGTGGCGTGCAATCTCTTCGGCGGTGGGCTTGTTTTGAACAATGTCAGTCATGTTTAGGCTCCTTGTTGCCACGGTAGGGTTTGGTTAATAACGGGTGGGTTGTTGCTTGCATCAATTTGCGCTTGCAAGTCTGCCTCAATTGCGGTGCGGTCAATTTGTGGGTTAACCCAACCCCACACTTGCTCTTGCGTGAGTTGGTTGTACGGCGTAAACGGAGAGCCAGTTGCGTATGTCACATCAACCGAACCAAAAGCATTTGCGGCTCCATTGTCGGCGATTGCTTGGCATTTCCAATTAACCTGAAACACCACATCCGTTTGACCGTCCTGCTGTGGGTAAGCAGGAAGTCCAAGAATAATCCAATTAAATTGTGTCATTTTTTTCCTTACAAGAGGTAGGTGACTGTTGCGCCGTCCATTGAAACGGTATCAATGAAAAATATGGCTTTGTAGTACTGACCGGCGAAGCCGGGTGTCCAAATTAAAGTGCCGCCGCTGGTCGATACTGTCCCAGTGTATGAATACCCGTTAACAGCATATGTGACAACTGGAGTTCCAAGCGTCCAAGTTGGCGAAGCGCTTCCTTGTCGACCATAGTTGGCAACAAATTCAATTTCAGCCGCGTCAGACGCAACCGCGTGAACAACCATTATGCGAACTTTAATGAATGTCCAATTGTTTGTTCCCAGATTGGAAACCGTAAGTAAATTGACAGCGGCTGAACTAGCCCATGAAGTCAACATACGAATAGCAGATGTAGCATTACTTCCCGTTGAGTTATATTCAGTAGCACATCCGTTTGACCCGTCAATCACTGTTATAGGCGCACCATCCCCGTCAGACAAAACAATGCGGTTGCTTGCTGTGCGGAAGTCAAAGCCGTAAGAATTGCCAGTAAATCCACCAATGATGACATTTTTTGAACCTGTGGTCATAGCATAACCACAGCCGTTTGTTGTGTCGTTTGTACCAACAAAAGTATTGCCAGTACCAGTTGTCATGAAGTAGCCAGAGGCTGTTCCAATAACTGTATTGTTGCCCCCAGTGGTTTTGCTAAACCCGGCTTGAGCGCCAATAAACACGTTTGAATTTGATGTGTTGTTATAACCAGCCTGAAATCCCAGAGCCACAATGTTTACACCAGTGGTATTTGCAGAAGCCGCTTGATAACCGACGGCAGTGCTGTTGCCGCCTGTGGTGTTGGAGTAGAGGGCAAAGCGGCCAATGGCGGTATTAAAACTTCCAGTGTTGACTGCAAAGATTGCGCCGTCACCGATTGCTACGTTACTGCCACCAGTTGTACTTTGCACCAGAGCGTACGAGCCAATTGCGACGTTATTGCCGCCAGTAGTGTTATCCCTGCCAGCGCTATCACCCATGTAGGTGTTTGAAGAGCCTGTGGTGTTGTAGTAACCAGCCAAGCTACCGACAAAAGTGTCTGAGGTTGCAGTGGTTGTAAATTTACCAGCTTGATAGCCAATTGCAGTTAATTGAGATGCGGTGGTTGCATTATTGCCAGCTTGAAAACCTAATGCTGTGTTGCTTCCTGTGGTTGAATAAAACAGCGCTTGATAACCGACAGCCGTGTTGTTGGCTGATGTTGTGTTGGTTTGAAGTGCGCCGCTGCCGACTGCAACGTTAAAGTTTCCGGTCGTGTTGTAGTAGAGCGATGAGTCGCCAAGGGCAACGTTGTTTGCGCCTGTTGTATTGGAATACAACGCAGGGGAACCCATAGCGACGTTGTAAGAGGCTGTTGTCGTTGCATAACCAGTAAGGCGACCAATAAAAACGTTTAAGCCACCAGTTGTAGCGGAGTAACCTGCCTGATAACCTACAGCAGTGTTGTTAGATGCTGTGGTGTTGGCATTAAGAGCCTGTACTCCTAAAGCGGTGTTGCTTCCGCCTGTTGTGTTGGCTCGAAGTGCGCCAAGACCTATAGCTGTATTATTTGAACCTGTTGTTGTAAACTGCAGCGCAACATATCCAAGTGAAGTGTTGTAGTCACCCGTTGTGTTGCTGTCACTTGCTGAACGACCTATAGCGGTATTTTGAGTACCCGTAGTGTTATTTGCCAAAGCCTGTAAACCGAAAGCTGAATTATCGCTTGCAGTGGTGTTTGATAAAAGTGCGGCAAAACCTACAGCAGTATTATTGCTACCAGTTGTGTTTGAACCAAGCGCCCCATTAGTACCACCATAAGTACCATTTCCAACTGCGGTGTTTAAAGTACCAGTAGTGTTGCTATTTAGTGCATTATCACCAAACGCAGTATTGTTGGATGCCGTGTTAGAGCGCAAAGCACCACGACCCACGGCGGTCACACCATTACCAGTTGAATTTGAATACAAGGCTTGGTAACCAATAGCCGTATTTTCTTGTCCAGTTGTATTTGTGTATCCAGCTTGGTAACCAACAGCGGTGTTGTAAGATGCTGTGGTGTTGGCTTGGAGGGCCGCCGCACCAAGTGCTGTATTGTAGCTACCAGTGGTGTTGCTATCTAATGTTTGATAACCAAAAGCGGCATTTGCAGTGCCAGTGGTGTTTGCATATAAAGCCTGATAACCCATTGCAGTAGCATCACCAGAGGTATTGCTGTACATGGCTTGAGTACCAACGGCAACAACTCCATTACCACTATTTGACGTATACCCAGCTTGATAACCTACAGCAGTGTTGTTAGATGCTGTGGTGTTGGAGTAAAGGGCTTGTGAGCCAAAAGCCGTATTTGACGCACCCGTTGTATTGGAGTACATGGCAATGTAGCCTAAAGCAGAATTATCTGCCCCAGTATTTAAATACAAAGCAGAACGCCCAACAGAAGTGTTTTGAATTCCAGTGGTTACGGAGCCTAAAGAATTTAAACCAAACGCCGTATTTCCAGAGCCTGTGCTGTTGCTTTGTAAGGCCCCCGAACCCACCGCAGTGTTGGTAGACACAGCACCCGCACCACGGCCTACTGTGATGCCGTAAACAGTCAGGTCAGTGCCGCTGTACAGCAAGTTAGCAGAGTCAGTCAGCAAACCGCCAGTTGTTGCGTAAGTCACGCGGCCAGAAGTGAGGCCAGAGTCGGTCAAAGACGTAACCGTTACACCTGCCAATGAAAGCGATCCAGCAACCGTTACAGCGCCGCCAAAGTAGGCAGCGCCAGCAGCAACATACAGCGAGTACGGGTTGGTCAGCGTGACGTTTGTCCCAGCGCTTGGAGCGCCTGCAATGTACAGGGTTGCTGCGTTGGTATAGGTGACGCTGGTGTTGGTCGCGGCAATTGGCGTGATGCCCAAGGAGGCGATTGCACCAATTGCGTTGGTTGCGCTGATTGCCGAAGTGACATCGGTCACAGTACCCGTGCCCATGTACAGCTTGGCAGGCGTAGCAGCAGCAAACACAGCAGAGCCATTGAAACTGCTATTGCCGATCGTGACGGTTTTGACTAAGGTGCTCAGGCCAGTTGTCGAGTAGCCAGTTGACGATAAAGTTGTGCCGTCAAAAGTCAAGTTTGCAGAGTCAGCCTCAAGGCCAGCAGTGCTGGCAATAACTACCCGACCAGAGGTCAGGCTGGTGTTGGTAATAGATGAGCTGGAAACGCCTGTAAGGCCCGTCAGAGACGTCACCCACTGAGGCGCAGTGCCAGAGGAGGTCATGACCCGATTTGCGGCCCCAATGGCCAAGAAGGTGGTCGTGGCCACGCCAGACTGGTAAGGGACCGATCCAGCAGCGCCGCCAGCAAGGTTGGTCGCTGTGTTGACCGTAACGCTGGTAGGCGCAACCCACTGCGGAACCGTTCCAGTCGATGTCAAGATGTAGTTGACAGTGCCAATGCCCAGTTTGGACAGCGTGTTGGTGGCTGATGCGTACAGCACGTCACCTTGGGTATAGGCAGACTGCGCAGTACCGCCATAGGTCGCTCCGAGGGCGTTGGTGAGGTTCAGCGTGGTCAGCGTGGTTGTGCTTGTTCCGCTGTTGAACGTCATCGCAGCATTACCAGCCAACGCCCCTGCGTTGTTGTACTGGATCTGCGTGGTTGAGCCGCCAATCGTGCCAGCACCCTTGGTTGCAATTACCTGCACAACGCCTGCGTTGTCCTCGTAATACAGCTTGCCGTCGGTGATGTTAATTGCCAATTCACCTTGCGCAAGATTTGCCGCCAAAGGCACGGCAGATGCAGTTGTCGAAAAGTAAAGTTGAATTGGTGTGTAGTTCGTTGCAGCCATAATTTTTCCTTAGAAAGTCCCGCCCGAGATGCCAGACCAAACGGGTCCAGTTGCACCCGCTGTCAGCACATAACCCTGCGTGCCAAGCGCTAGTTTAGACAATGTTGTTGCGCCACTTGCGTAGAGCGTATCGCCAACCGTGTAACTTGTCAGATTTGTTCCGCCAAGATTAACAGGAACAGTGGTCAAAGAGATGACCGAACCAGTAATCACAATTGGTGATGTCCCTGTGTAAACCTGCGACGAGCTGAATTCAGCAAACGTGATTGCCGTCGTGCCAAAGGTGATGGTCCCAACAGTGGTTACAACAAAAGAAGTGTTCTTGTTGACGGTCCCGTTTTGGGTGAAGAAGTAATCGTTCTGGCTAAGTTGGTTGGCCCCAGTGCCGTAGGTGTCTGCGTCAGTTGCACGAGTCAACACCGTACCGCCCGTGGCCCATGTGTAGACGCCGTTGTAAGCTTGGTTGGCCTCGTCCTTGATCAGAACTCGGTTTGTGTTAGCCAGTGTATAGCCATCAAGAACAGTCAATGCCACGGATAATGTGAGGGTCGCTCCAACACCAGCCGTGCCGTTGTTGTAAGTGACCGTGCCACCTGTCGTCGTAGCAAGGGTCGTGGTTGTTGCCGCCTGCACAGGCTGGTGAAAAGTCAAGCCAACCGCAGCGGTGGTGTCCACATACTGTTTAGTTGCAAGCTGGAGGGCTGTTGTTGGGTCCTGAGTGACTGCAACAGAGGTCAAGCCACCAAGCGTCAATGAGCTGCTGCCAAGCGAGATTGCAGTCGTACCAACAGTCACAGAGCTGTTTGTCAGCGAGGCGTTACCAATATTGGAAAGCGTGTTGCTTGCGCCGCTGATGGTTTTGTTTGTCAGCGTTTGCGTGCCTGTCAAGGTCGCCACAGTCGAATCAATTGCAACAGTCACCGCAGCAGAGCCGTTGTAGCTCGTGCCAGTAAGGCCAGTGCCAATGGTCAGGCTAAACAGGTTTGACCCAAGTGAGACGCCAGAGATCGTGCTGTTGGTCAGCGACGCATTGCCAATGTTGGTCAGCGTGTTACCTGTGCCACTGATTGACTTGTTGGTCAACGTGTCGGTGGTAGTACGAGCTACCAAGGTGTCTGTGATTGTCGGCAGGGTCAGTGTGCCAGTGTTGACGATGGTCGCAATGACTGGAGCCGTCAAAGTCTTATTGGTCAACGTCTGTGATGCGGACAATGTCACTACATCTATACCACCAACGGTTACCGCAGTTGCGTTGAACGTACCACCCGTCACCGTCTTGCCAGTGAAGGTCAGCGCGGCAGGCAGCGAAAGCACAACAACAGACGTTCCCGTTGCGGTTATTTCGTTTGCGGTTCCAGATACAGACGCCACCGCTCCGATGCCGCTTGGAGTGATTGTCAAATTAGCTGCGGC